TTTTTTTGTCCATTCCTTTCCAATTGTTTTCATATTGTTTTTAATACTGATAATACAAAAATAGTCAATAAACTATACATAGATAATTACAACCTTAGAGGTCATTCATGTTATAAAGTTCTTTAATGTCAATTTTATATGCAGCTGGTCTATCGTAGTGTCCAAAGTTAGTTAATCGTTCTGGCATATCATCTACAAAAGGAAACCAACCCATTATAGAAAAATTAAAATCTTTATCGTTATCTTTTATAATTAAAATATATTTTCCTTTCTTCTCACCAGGTCTAATCAGTAAAAAATTATAATTTCTTTTTTCTTGAGTTCTTATTTCAATATTATTTTGAAAGTCTGAGTCGTTATATCTTTCTAAATTGTCGGTATAAGAACCATTATAAAATTGATTCATAGCCTTTGCATAAGCCACCTCACCCAAAGCACCTAAAAATCCATCGGTTAATTGTCCTTTTAATCCTTTATTGTAGCCATAAGAAAAGCCTTTATTCATTTTGAGATTACCAATAAATCTTTTATTAGCTGTGTCTAATGCTAATTCAACATCAATAGGTTTTAGTTCAACTTTTATCATATTTTCTCCTTGTAAATATAGTTCTCCAAAACCAAGAACGCATCATAGAAATAACTGTAAAAATAACAGCTATGTGAAAACTCTCCAAGATTGTTGGGTGTAAATCAAAAAATGGAAATATAAATAATTGAATTAATGTAGATAAGATTAATCCACTACCCACATCAATCACAGTTTCAAATAAGTTTCTCATTTATCAAATAATCCTAATTCTTTATCAATTCTTTTTTTAGCAATATCAATATATTTTTGATTTAGTTCTATTAAAACAGCATTACGATTATTTTGAGCTGCAACTATTCCTGTTGTTCCACTACCACCAAAAGGATCTAAAATTAAACCACCTTCTGGACAACCTGCTTTAATACATGGTTCTATTAAATCTTTAGGAAAAGTTGCAAAATGTGCGTCTTTAAAAGGTTTAGTAGTTACAGTCCAAACATTTCTTTTATTTCTACCACTTAAAGCATCTTGTTTTGATTTTTCTGTTCCTATGTATTTTGAAAATTGATTTTGTTTTCCATTTACATAATCTCTTTCTTCATTACCTTTCCAACCACTTTTATATCTTTGTTTAGTGCTTTCAGTTGTAGGCTCTTTTATGGATTTATAATCATAATAATATTTTTTATTTTTTGTAATTAGCCATATTTTTTCATGGCAATTTGTAGGTCTATCTTTGACACTTTCAGGCATTGGATTAGGTTTATGCCAAATAATTTCTGATCTTACATACCAACCAGCTTCTTGTAATGCTATAGCAACTCTATTTGGTATCATTAATAAATCTTTTTCTTTTATACCATCTTGTACTGGAGTTCTTGTTACTCCATAATTTTTATTACCTCTTAAAGATTGATTAGTAGTAGATGTTCTTTTACCACTTGAATAACTATCTCCAACATTCCACCAAACTGTAGCATTATCTTTTAATTTAGGTTTAAATGTTTTAAAAATTTTGACTGTATTACTTAAATATTCTTGATAAGTTTTTTCTAAACCAAACTGACCTTCAACTCCATAATCTCTCAATCCAAAATAAGGTGGAGAACTAACAACACAATCAATGGAATTATCATCAAGTTCTTTTATTTTATCTATACAATTACCATGTAAAATTTTTATTTTTTTCATTTTTTATTTCTTATCCTTTTTATAATTAATTCTTTCTCTTTCTATATCTATTTCTAAATTTCTTTTTTCATATTCTTCAATAGTTGTATTGGTATGATGTTTAAAATAACAACTAGCACATAAGTCATTACCATTTTCAACTACATCTGCTTTCATTTCGCACTTGCAGCAGATTCGGTAATCTCCATAAATATTAGTTTTATCTGTCATAACTAATTCATTATTAAGTAGGTTGTCCACATAATAACTTCTATAATGATAATTGTTTCAAGCATTTCTTATCTTTTCCTTTTAATCTTTTAATTTTATTCCAAGTAACCCCATTAATGAGTCTTGAGCCTTCAATAATGTTTTTGAAAGTAATTAACTTTAATTGGTCAATACTAATTGAGGGTTTTTCTATTTCTTTCATGGATATTTTTAAGCAGTTCTTTCCTTTTTCTTTCCCAGATTTTTTTGAAATCATTGGGACAATTCTTAATCATATATTTAAGATTGTCTAGCCTTCTCTTGTCCTGTCGTCTTGTATAATCAAATATATATGGATAACCAAAATTATTTCTTGTCATTGTTTCCTTTCTTTATAAATTTAATTAATCTTTTAAAATATCTTCTTGGCAGCTCTACAATCTCAACTTTTGGAATAATGTCATTGTCAATCTTTGCCTGACACTCCCCAAAATCTTGAAAATCATAAAACTTACTATCTTGTTGCTTAGAAATTAAATCTGCAGCTGATGTATATTCTTTGTTTTTCATTATGCTGACTCCTTTAAATTTTTAATATAATTTGTAGCAATATCCATAGAAGAAAAATCTACCAAATAATTATAGTCATTATGATCTCTACAATTTTGATTTTCAGCAGATTTTTTAATCTTAAATACTGATACTGAATTGTCTAAATGTTTTACAATTTTCCATTTAAACTTATTAAGATATTTAACTGATTTATTTATTCTCATTATGCCCCCTCTTTTATAATTCCAAGTTTTTGTAATCTATCAACATTAACTTCAATATCCTTAGAATATATTGGTTTATCTTGGTTATCTATTAAATTAAAATAATCAGATGCAATAAAATTATCTTCATTATCAATAATTACATGACTATCTGCATATTTTTTCATACAAGATTTACAAATTTTCAAACCTTGTTTAGCAAGAAAACCTATAAATATTTCTTTAGGCTGATCGTTACATATTTTACAGTTGTTCATTTTCTCTTTCCTTTGTTAGTTGTTTATATTAATTAAGTAATCTTTACTTAATTTCCCTTCATTATTAAGATCAGATAGATCGTATAATAATTCTTTTGCTGCTTTAAAAGTTTTGATATTTTTTGGATAAAATAAAATTTTCTTATTGTCATTATCAATAAAGTAAAATTTATAATCTTTTTTTGAGATATACTCTACCCAAACCTCATCAATTCCAATTTCATAGTTTTTAAGTTGGATAAGTTCCCATTTTATTTTGGGTGCATTGGTTTTAACTTTAGTAATATGATTTAATTTATAAGGTACAACATCATGGCTTAAATCCTCATATTGTCTTTTAACTTCAAAAGTAACTTTGAATTTGTCGCCAACATCTCTAAAACAATCTAATTGTCCAGAGTTACCAAAATAAATAAATCTGTTATTATTAGAGTCTTTGAACTTGTAACAGTTGCAAGAACCATAATCGCTTTTAAAAGAAAATAAATCAGTAAGTATTAATTCTAATTCTAAAACATCACCAACAGAACCGACATATTGCCTAGACTCACAATCTTTCTTGGCTGCTAAAAATTTAATTCTTTCTAAATGTTTTTTGTAAGTAGTAATATGATGATTAAAAAGTAACCAGTCTGGTTCTCTATATTCAGGTTTAGAATAATTAAATTTTTGTCTATGCCATATTGTAACCGGAGGAACAAAACCAATTTTTTCTTTAGCTTTGATTTTAGCTGTGTCTAAATCAATAGATAAATTTTTTATGAATATTTCACCATCGTTCAAAATCCAATAAATATCGTCAGCACCTTTTGAAATATGATAACCTTGATTCGACATATACTAAATTTATACAAGTTTTGTACTATATTGCAATAGTTAAAAGCCATGATTGTAAAAATATTTATGTTCGTTGAATGTTCTGATTGATTACCCAAAATTTGACATATAGAAGGTCTAGCAAGGAAGGTTTAAAAATGGATAAAATTAAGCAAGGATTTGCACAAATCCCAAATCAATTAATATATGATGAGAATATAGGAAATGAAGCTAAAATATTATTTTGCTATATTAAGTCATTATCTGATAATTATAGGAACTTAAGAAATTCTAATTTGTGTCGAAAATTAGGCGTTTCTGTTAATACTTTACAAAAGGCAAAAAAAGAGCTTGTTGATAATGGTTACTTAGTTATTCACAGGTTATCAAGTGCCAACAAATATACCTTAAGACTACCCAAAAAAAGGGTAATCAGGGTGTCAAAATTTAAGCAACCAGACTACCCAAAAATTGGGCAGTATTATAAGAGTAATAACAATAATAATAATAACAATATTAATAAAGGGTTTAAAGGATTTAAGAAGTTAAAAGATTAATATGTATTACTATAATAATGAACCTTTGCAATTAAGCTATAAGAACACATATACCCCCCCTGAGAAGATTGAAATAGTTTTACAAATAATTAACGACTTAAAATCTGGTATGCTCTCCGCAGAGCAAATGCGGTGGATTGTGAATAATCAGAGGTTTG